TTGACCAGTTTTTTCCAAGGCAAACCAACGCCTGTACCCTGCCGCAAAACCGTCCTGCGGAGCTACTGGGATGCGGGGCTTCTGGTAACGGGCGGAACCGACGCGCCGGTGATTCCAGAAAACCCGTTCTGGGCGATGTACTACTTCGCCAGCCGGGATTCGATCAGCGGCGGCGCCTATGGCCCTGCCGAGGCGATCACTTCGCGCCAGCGCCTCATCAGGATGTTCACCATAAACTATGCCAGGATGATCGGTGCCGAGAAGGTGCGCGGTTCGATCGAGCCGGGAAAGCTGGCGGACTTCGCAGTAATCGACACCGATCTGCTCACCGTGCCGGTGGCGAAAATCCGCGATGCCGCGGCAGTGTCTACTTATGTTGGCGGAAGACAGGTCTTTGCCGCTGGGACAACTAAATGAGAAGGGGCTGTCAAAGCAGGCGGCAACAGGTAAACGGGCGGCATGAGCCGCCCGTCGCAGACCATTTCGTCACTTCAACTCGTCGCCGGAGGTGATCCGTCTCGTGGTGTTCCTGTATGTCTACCCATTGTCGTTGCGGAATGTGGAAGACCTGAGCTTCGAACGCGGCATCGACATATGTCATGAGACGGTACGGCTCTGGTGGGACCGCTTCGATCCGCTGCTCGCAGGCGACATTCGTCGGCAGCGGATCAGTCGCATGAAGGGCCTCCGACACTGGCGGTCGTGCCTCCACCTGCGGCGGGCGTAGCGCGTTCCGGCGCATCCTGTCCGGGCTTTGATCCATCACCCGTACCATCAATGTACTCGGATTGGGGTGGAACCGACCGAACTCACGTGGCCGATAATATCAGAAAATGGCGGAAAAGAGCCATTTCACGGATGTCCTTGGACGTCTCTGGAAGCTGAAATGGAGGCCCGAGCCGGATTTAGAAAGGCTCGTAGAATCAAGGCACTTAAAAAGTCTCACCACTGAAAAACGCCCTACGGGAATCTGCGGCGGGCGAAAGCTGATGTCTAACCTTTTTGGGGCTGGAATCGCCCGCCTGAACGGGGAGGCGGCGCATGGCTGACAAGTGCGAGACGTGCCGCTTTTTTGTGAAGCATGAGCCGCAGCACATCTATGGCGATTGCCACCGGCTCCCGCCACAGTTCAACTTCAACGCCAGCATCTACGAGCCGACCGGCTACGGTAGCGAGCGCAAGCGGATCGACATAACCCGCGAGCGTGGCGGTGTCTGGCCGAACATATCGCAGGATGATTGGTGCGGCGAATATCAGCACAAGGATCACCCCCATGTCTGAGATGATGAAGCTGGCTGAGATTGTAGAAGGGCTGGAAGGGCCTTGCCGGGAAACGGATGTGGATATTCATGAGGCCATTGGCCATGTCGTAGATCGCGGTTGCCCTGCCGAATGGCATGGGGATGATGAGACGCCCCGCTACACCGCCTCTCTCGACGCAGCGATGCAGTTAGTGCCAGATTGGTACGTGTGGACGATGCATACCTTTCCGGACAAGTCGTCATGCTTCCTGATGAAGGGGGATTATAAAATGATCCGGCCCGAGAACCAGTTCCAGGCTACCCCCGCCCTTGCTCTCGTTTCCGCCGCATTAAAAGCCCGCGCCCACCTTGAGGGGGAGTGAGATGGGCAACGTTACCGACTTCCCCGGCGTCACCCGGCTTCCGTCCGATCCAGCCCGCGTGATCGAGCATGCCGCACAAGCGGGACTAGCCAGCGTCGTCATCATCGGTTTCAAGGAGGATGGCTCCGAGTATTTCCGCTCCAGCGAGGCGGATGGCGGGGCGGCGCTATGGCATCTGGAGCGGGCCAAGCATAAGCTCATCACTATGCCGGAGAAATTCAGTGGATAAAGGGGTTAGGTGATGGCGATCCGGCTTAGGCCGAAGGCGGCGAAGCGGCGAATTGATCGGCCCGATCCTTCTCTGCCAAACATCACTAGCAACGAGCGTTGCGCTCTGCAGGCTGTGGACAAGGGAAGGTTCAGCAACCTAAAGATGCGGAAGGCGCTTTGTTCCAAAGGCCTTATCTCATCGACTGTAGCGAGCAGGGCCGTTCTCACTCCTCTTGGCTATGCAGCCCTTTCCCGCACCCTATCCCAGAAAGGCCCTCATGATGGACGGTAAGGTGGATCAGGAAATCGAGCGAATTGCCCAGGAAGCAGAATGGGAAGCACGTAAAATGATCGGCACTGGCCGGACTATCACTTCCGCAGATGTCGCCAAGATCGCTGTTCGCATGGGTCGCCAAGCTGGGCTTAGGGAGGCGGCGGAGGTGGCGATGGGGCTACACGCCTTGCCAAGGCTGGCCCCCGCTGACGCATATGACCAACTTCCCCGCATAGAAGGCGCAATCACCTATGACACACAGGACGTTGATTGCTACGGCGCGACCGCTCGCCGCATAGCCGACGCCATCACCGCCCTTATAGAGGGGGAGGGGGAATGAGAGCCTGGAGTGAAATGACGGAGGCGGAACTGCTGGCCATTTGGGAGCGATCAATCCCGGCACTAAACCAAGCGTCGAATTTGATGGCGCCGGCGCCGAATGCAAACTGTGGGCGAGTATAGCGGATGGTCGTAAGGCGCTCGATGAACTGAGCCGCCGCAGGAATTCTACACCATGCCCGCCCCCACCCGCTTCCTCCTAGGCGGCCTTCTCATGCTTGCCGCTATGGGGATAGCGATTATCGTTTATGGGGTGGGGCATTAGGGGTAGGGTGAGGGGATGATCATTCCAGCAACATGGAAGCTGCCCGAAGGCCATCAGAGCGTTGCCGCGTTCGCCACCGCTGAAGAAGCGCGCCAACATGCGCAGATGGATTTGGTGAACCGCGCTGATGGCAAATTCGCCTTCTACCTGACCGACAAGCGCGGCGCGTGGGAAGTGATCCGCTACCCGATATAAGCTATTCCGCCGAGTCGCGGTTGTGGTATAAGGGGCGAGACGCGGGGCACGAGTGACCCAACGCGGTGTCGTTTGGCTGGGTGCCCGAAAGGGAGAGATTGCACGACACAGACCTTAACAGGTTCCGCGTCACCCCTTGACCGACTCAGGAACATTGCGCGAACATGGGGCATGAACCAGCAGGAAATCTATGCCCTCCACAGCCACCCCGCGATGCAGGAATATCATGCCATCGTGAAGCAGATCGAAGCAGGGTATCCGATGCACCCCCGCGAAGTGCAGGACGTGGTAGACGCGCTGCTGGAGGAGGGGTTCCATTTCCAGGCCGAGAGGCTGGGGAGGATGAAGATCAATTGGGATAGGTAGCCCAATCCCGAATCCATGCCAGCGCGTTGCGGCAATCGTGACCAGCTTCAATCAGATCCACGATGAACCCAGCTACCTCCTTGTCCGTATTCCCCGGAGGTGGCGCGGGCTGGGCTTTGCAGGTCAGGCGTTCCGGTGGCGGGGTTATCCGCTCAACGCGCGTTTCGCCGCAGCCGGTCAAGCAGAGCGCCGGTAGCGCCGCCCACAGTATCGTTCGTCCCCTCATGGGTCACGATCTCCCTTAGTTCGGTGATTTGCTCGGCCGTTTTCGCCCTGCGCGCCATGTCGGCAAGGTTCGCGGCCCGCTCGACCTTCAGGGCGGCCTGCTGGACTTTCAAGGACGATTCCAGGTTGGCCTTGGCGGATGCCAGCTTGCCGGCCGATTTGCCTTCGCAGTAGGCGAGAGGCGCGCAAAGTGCCGCGCCGACGACCGCGCCAGCCAATGCCTTCCAGTTGGCCCTCACAAACGATAGGGCACTCATGAGGGCCACCGGGATCATGCTGCCAGCTTTTCGCGGAGCGCGTAGCCTTCGAGCGGCCAAAGCTGTTTGATGGCGTCTTCATAGGCAAAGCGCTTGCCCTTTTCCTCATCGAAGTTTTCCGGCGAGGCAGGCGCGCTCTTTCCGATGACGGTGAAGCCGTTTCGCATCACCAGAATGCAGATGGTCAGAAGCGCCAATGGATTGTTCGATGAGGCTGAGCCATGGCATTTCTGTTCCATATCGGCTGCATTGAAATATAGCTCGCGCTCGATCTTGCCTTCCATGTCGCCTAGCGAGACACGCGGATGCGTTGCCTTCGCTGCGCTGTATTCTTCGGTAGCCTTCAATGTGTCGCTGTGCATGTTAGCTCTCCAGCTTGATTGCCACTGAACCCCGTGGCCGGGATCACGCGCTCAAATCCTTCCAGATCGCGCAGGCGGTGAGGATCAGGATACCGATCACCGTCCCGGCGCCCATGAAGAAGCCCGCGACGAACATCATTGGCTGATCCTCTCTATGGTAGCGGCCTTGTCGGAACTGCCCTTGGACGAACCCAGCCAGAACCCTACAGCGAGCATGACGACATTCTTGAGCGTTTCCTCCAGCCCTTCGGACCAGTGGTTGAGCAGCGCGTAGCCGAAATAGGTCATGATCACGGCGGTGATGATGACGCGGGGGAGGTCTTTGGTGGTCACCCGACCAGCCCTTTCATCTTGCCGAGATACTGCTTGCGGTCGGAAAGACCATTCACGCCGCCATTCACCTTGCGGGTGATGCCTTCCAGATCGTCGTTATCGGCCAGCGCGCTCAGTCCCTTGCGTTTCCAATATTCCAGAGCGACATGCAGCCCGATTGATGGGATAGCAACAATCTCAGGATGCTCCTCGAAAGCGATGCCAAGGGCCTGTCCGTATTCGCGATAGTTGGCCCGCCCTGTTAGCTGGATCGGGCCGCGCCCCTTATATCGCTTGCCGTCGCCGGGCTGCGTGTTTCCAAGGTCTTTGCGCCCTTCATACGCGGCACCGCTGGCGATTTCCTCCATGTAGCGAAAGCCGCCGCTTTCATGCGACAGTTGCGCCATGAAGTGACATAGCCGCAGCTTGCTATCCATGATCCCATAGGCCGGGAAATGGACGTTGGCGGACAGCGCCAGTTCGACCGCGCGGCCCGTATCTGCCCCAAGGCGCTGGAACAGGGCGCGGAAGGTGTTGCGACCGGGGATTCCGTCAGCCGCGACGCCCAGATTGTGCTGGAGAGGCTTCCAGTCGGTCATCCCTTGTCCCCCATCACCCGCTCCTCGGAAAGCGCCGCCTGCAACTGCTGGCGAAGCTGACCCGGCCCATGGAGCAGCAACAGCGTCTCAAGCTGGTTGATGCGCTGCGCTGACCGTTCGTCCCGCTGGCGGCAGTCCTCCTTGAGTTCCGCGAGTTGCTTTTTGAGCGGGCCGATCAGGACCATCTGAATGAACCCCCATGTGGCGACACAGCCCGCGCCAAAAGCGGCGGCGAGCTTCCCCCCGTCCGCGCCCAACCAGTCAATATTGTCCACCCGCGACCCCGCTGCTTCCATGATTAAACCCCCGGCGCGTGAAAGCTGCCGACCCTTGGCGTTTTCGCCTGTTGATTGTTGGACGCCGTTGCGGCACTTCTTCCCCAGCAGGAGGGCCTATGACGCTGGACGATCTGGATAATATTGAGGGAACCGGGTTTACGGCGGGGAAGGTGGACGCCGCGCTTTATGGCCCGCTTGTCGGCTTTGCTGCCGACCTTTCCAGAAACAAGTTCGCTCTCGGCAGCGCTGAACTGGCCCAGATTCGAAAAGCCAAGGAGCGCGCCATTGCTCTGGCAACCGCGCATTTCGACAACATGGAACGCACGGTTGAGGCCAGAAGGGAGCATCTTACCCGCTACGCTCACATCAAGTTCGTATCCCTTGGCTTCGATTGCTTCCCCCGAACGCTGCTCACTCGCTGGGGCTTCAAGCCTCCCGCCAAATTGGGCGAGGCGTCCCATCCGTTTGATCTTGCTGTTCATCCGGCGAACGCGGTTGCCCATGTTCTCGCGTCGGACTTCGCCCCTTATTTCGATGGCTCCTTGCGGTTCGATGCGGCACTGAACCACCCCGTCCATGACGGCTTGGCTATCGATCTCAACCACGAAATCGGAGAGCAGTTCGCGGCAAACGATTTTGCCGATCTGAAAGCCCGATACGAGAGGCGTGCTGAGAACTTCCGCAGTCTTGCCCGAAGCCCAGCACCCGCCGTATTCCTGCACCACACCGACACCGCCGCGAGCGAAGACATTGGCCGATTGTTCGGCCAGGTGCGCGCTATGCGGGGCGACAGGCCAACCGCGCTTGTATGCCTTTACACCCCGCCGTTTGGCGAAGACGCCCCGCGCCTGCAACTTGCGGATGACGTGCATGTCATCACGCAGGCCTATCCTTTTGCGAAATATATTTGGCACAACCCGCGCCACACTTTCTCGCTCAGAGGCGTGGCGTTCGAAACGGCCATTGCGGACAAGCTGAAAGCCCACATCGCCGTGAAGGCGTGGGGTGATGCTCGGCTTAGGGAGCCAGCCTAGCCAGAGTTTGCGATGCGGGGAGGCGGCCGTCATGTCTGCGTTCCAACCGCAACCCAGCCCGTATTCGCCGTGGGAGCAGTCGCCTTGATGTAGAGCTTTGCAGTGCCGCTGGTGGTGCGATAAATCGATCCCAAGGGTGCGTTGACCGATCCTTCGGGCGCTGCCGTGCCGCTCAGGTCGAAGCGCTGGCCTTTGGAAACTGAGACATTGCCGCCAATCAGGAATGAATTGCCCTGCGACCAAATGTCACCGCCGAAGCCAGTCTGAAGGATGCCTGAAATCTCATCGCTGGCGTTGATGTTGGCCCAGACGCAGCCTACTGCCGCATCCGTTCCGGTAGCTTGAATATTCTTCACCCGCTTAATCGTGGATACGGACGAATAGCGGACAACCGGGCATCCGACTGGCGTTTCGCACACCACGTTTTCCACTGAAACGGTCAGCGCCCCCACTCCGGCAAATATGTGGATCAGGCCCTCGGTGGAGCCTGTTAGCGTAGTGCCGTCCTTGAACGTGACCCCGTTTATCCGCAGGTTCGGCACCGGGCCTGATACTCGGATTGCGATAACGGTTGAGGTGCCTTCGATAGTGAAGTTCTCAACGAGAACATCGGTATAGTCTGAAAGGTGCATCGCAGCGAGATAGCCCGCGCGAGTGGTGGCGTTGCGGCTGATGCAATCCCGGAATGTCACATTCCGCGCAACGCCCGCGCCAATCGCGCCATGCTGGGCTTCGAAGCTGTAGCCGCAGCTTTCCGCTACACAGTTCGAGACCAGAACATCTATAGCAGGGCGGGCGTTTTCATGACCCTTGACTTGGAAGCCCTTGGCCCAGCCATACGCATAACAGCCCTCTACCGTGACCTTGAAGGAGCCGTCGTCGACCTCTACGCCGTTCTGGTTTGTTCCGACCGTGTATAGCGCGTTGTCGAAGTAGGACTGGCAGCGCCGTATGTCGATATAGCCGCTGTTATGGGTCGTGATACCATCATCGCGACTTGAGTTCTCAGCGATGCAATCTTCGATCAGACAGTGATACGAGATGCCATCAGGCTGCGCAGTCGTGCTTCCATCGTTGAGATAGACCGACGCCATGATGTCGATGCAATGGAGGATGCCATTGATCGCGCGCACGCGCTTGACACTGCAATTGCGCACCGTCGAGTATTTTATGCACGAAGCTTGGTTGAAGGTATTGCCTTCAGAGGTTGGCGCGCGGACCTGCCAGTTGCCATCAACCGTTAGATCGGTGATGTGGATATTGTCATTATAGGTCGTGCGCGAAAGGCGGTTGTTCAGGGAGTTGGTCAGCACATTGTCAGCCAGGGGCATCGTGTCCGCGCCCTTGATGATCGTCAGCAGCATCCCCGCGCCCTCAACCGTCACATTCGACGGAATCTTGATCTCGGTCGAGACGATGTATGTGCCTTTGGGCAGGAACAGCTTCCCGCCGCCGACTGACGCGAGGAAGGCCAGCGCGGCAATGATCGGAGTCGCGCTGTCGGCCACAAAGTCGCCGGCATAACCGAACATCTGCGGCGTCACCCATGTGACCGCTTGCTGGAGGCGCACGACAGCCGCCCCCGCCTCCCCAAACCACTCCTTCGCTGTGCCGTTGTCGGTAAAGATGGTGGAGGGGGCGGTGCCCATGGTGGAGGCATCGCCGGGAATGCCGACAGCAGCGGCCATAGCCTTTCCGGTGGCCTGCGAATCCAACGCCTGCTTCACCCGAAGGGCGGTCATCACCTTGGCGTTATCGGCGCCCGTTTCCGCATCGGCCTTGCTTGCATATGGGCGCGCAGTATCCGCGATCTGGCCTGGCGTTGCTCGTTGCACGGTAGACCCGTTATCCAGTATGATCGCAGCATCAGCAGGGACCGAAGGGGCTGGAGGCAGGTCTTTCGGGCGAATGGGGATGGGGTCGGCCATCAAGAACTCCTCGCCTTGATGATCTTGTTCAGGATGAGGGTGGGCTGCACATTGGCGTGAGCCAATCCGCCACCCGTGTTATTGGTCGTGAAACTATGGGTATGCGCGCCTGCATCTTGCGTGTTCTGATTGGACCCATTTCCTTGCGGATTATATCCAAGAGCGCCAAGGCCGCCGCTGCTGGCCGTGTAGGTGTGATTATGATTGCCTGCTGACCCCGTTGCCCCAGAGTGGCTGTGAGCAGGCATTTCATCTATTGTAAGCTCGTGCGTTTGGCTTCCTGGTCCAAAGCCAAGATTGTTTCCTCCAAAAAATGAAAGCCTCTGAGCAGAACTTCCGCCCATGTCGTCCTTGCCAGCCGCAACGCGGCCTCGAAGATCGGGAACATGGAAGGTGGTGGACCCGTTGCCGTCGCCGAAAGTAGTGCCGATGACTCCGAACAACTCTGCATAGTCTGTGCGACTGATCTCCTGGCCATAGGCAAGCAGGAAGGTATCCGGGGCTATTGTTCCGGCAAAATCCAGAACTGAACCAACCGGAATAGTGAGGCCAATCTGAGCCACGGTAGCGAGGTCGCTCGGAGCTGAACCATTGCCCGCGTTCTGGACAGAATAACCGCCCATATTGAGCGGTGCCCGCATCCCGCCAGAACCGTTGCGGTCGAGCGAATTGCCCAACGCCTGCGCAATGTCCTGCATGGCAGGATTGTGCTGGCTCGGCTCGATGGTATCGCCCGAACTGACCAAAGTCCCCGGAGGGAGACTATAAGAACCGTCTGATGCGCGGGGCAATGGGCTGGCTCACTTCCTTGGGATTGAAGGAAGCGAAGAGTGGGAGCCAACCTCGCGAGAATTTCAGGAATTTAGCATAGGCGAATCGGGTAGGCAACAGGTCACACTGGTGGTATTGCTGGAGTCAATGGCCAACCAATCCATGCTCCACATCGCCGCTGTGATCGGAGGCAGCGTATTTCTGAAAGAGGTTATCCGCTCATGGTGGGACAGCCATAAGAAGAAGGTAGAGCAGAACGGCATCCCACTTCGTAGGAACCGCAAGGGCGTCTATGTGGCGCGCGGGCATGTCCGCATTATTGAGGGCATTATGAGCGGCGTTGCGTGGGTGGCATTTGCCCTGTTTCTACTTGGCCTCACCACCCGCATCTTCATGGGGCCGTCTTAATCCCCCATCCAATACGGATATGTGGCTGTAGTGGCCACCGTTCCGAACCGGCTACCACGGCGACTTGCGACTTCCTTCGCAGCCTCCACAGCGGCCTGATAGTCCGCTTGCCGCGCCTGCATCTCCAATATTTGAGCCACAGTGTCGGCGGGGTCGGGATTGAGCGCGATCGGGGCAATCTGCTCGGCACGCTCTGCCGCGCGGCGCCCAACGCCCAGCGCGCTCCTGTCCTTTAGCCATTGGCCGCCCAGCCTGCGCCCGATGGTCATCACTGGGGCGCCGCTGATTGCCGTCTCCAGTCCACCTTCGATAACGGGGCGTAGCAAGCCTTCGTCCCCGAATGCCTGATCGGCAAGCCCACGTTCCGCCGTGGACGAATTGCCAATCAGGAAGTTGGAGGTCCCGGCCATACGGTTTTCAAGGTCGCGTTGCAGCAAGAGCCGCGCCACATCGTCACCCGCATCCGGGTAAAGGATGTTCAACCTCTGCTCCATTGCGGGAGTGTTGAGGATGCGGAAGGGGTTGGTCGAATTGGAGAGGTTTTCCGCTCCCTTTACCAGCCTATCGCGTGCGCCAAGCTGCATCAGTTCCAATCGTTTAGGCGTCTGCCTTCCTGCTTGGATGGCGAGTAGATCAGGGTTTTCGGTCAGGGCCGACTTACCGAGGTGCAAGGCTTCCCGCTCTGCGGCAGGGCCTGCATAGGCGGCGCGGGCCTGACCATACGCCGGGTTCAGCCTGTCCATCTCATTCAGCAGCGACCGGAGGACGCTATTCTCGCTGCGTCCGAGGTCGTCCAGATCCAGTTTGCCGGTGATGTCGTTCCGGTATTTCTCCAGAACACTATCCATGCCGCGCTTGGCATAATCCAGCGCTTCAGTGGTGTAGTTCATGGTCGGCATGACTTCGCCACCAGCTTGCCCGGCGCTGGTAAGCGTCATGGGAATGTTGGGGGTGACAATCACATCGCCATTGGCATCAAGAGAGAAGCCAAGCTCTTGCGGGCTGCGCCGCTCGTTTGCCGCGATAGTGCGGGCGCGGCCCAGACCCTGCTGGGCGAAGGGAGTTTGCAGCAGGCTTTCAATGGTAGGGGTCGATGGGATGGGAGTCGCGCGGGCCTCATCATAGAGGGGCCCGGCAGCAACGCGAGCTTGTTCAATCAAGTCATCGGCGCGCTGCGGCACATTGTCGAGCGGACCCAGATCACGCGCGACTGCACCACGGAACCGATCAATCTGCCCCTGTGACCGACGCGCCAGCATATCTCGCGCCTGTCCAGCAACGGTAGGATTGCGCCGAATGGCGGAACCGGCCAGCGCAGCCACCTCGGGTGACACGTCTGCCAGCGTCATCGGCAAGCCCAAGTCCTGCCCCTGCTGCAATGCCTCTTCCACGGAAATGCCGGTGCCGCGATCCATAGCATTGATGACCGCGCGTTCCCCACGGTTAAGCGGGTCATCGATCCGGCTGCCGCCCATGAAGCCACCCGCCTTGCCGCCTAGGTAGGAGCCTCCCAGCGCCGTCAGAGCGCCGCCGACAGCACCATAGAGCGGATCGTCAGCTTCAGATGCCCCATAAGCCGCGCCATAGGCGGCGTCTGCCGTAAGCGGGTTTGCAAGGAGAGATGCAACAGTCGGGTTTGAAACGAGGCGGGAGCCCGCGCCAAGCGCTTTGCCAGCGCCGAAAGTCGCAAGCGCGCCTCCACCCAACTCGCCCAGGAAATACGGCAGCACGTTGTCCTGCGCCATATCCATCGCGACGGCGGTTCCGCCTTCGCTCGATCCTGTTAATCCAGCGATATTCCCAAGCTGGCCGGCGGTTAGGGCGTTCGCCGCGCCAATAGCGAACGGAGAGACGACAGAATCATCCTCTAGCCCAAACGCCTTCAGAAAACCGCCCGTGAGGCCACGTTCCTCAAAGCCGGTGGGCGTCGGCGCAAACTGCACCGAAGCATTCCCCGCGCGGCGCGATGCAATGGCTTTTTCCAGGTCTTCACCGAACGGCTGCGCGCCATATCTCTGTGCGATGGCATCCATGGCGGCCCGATCGGCACCGTTGCGGAAAGCCGCCTGCGCTTCCTCCGCGAACGCCTTGTCCCGCTCTGTCAGAAAGGTGCGGTTGCCCGAAGGATCGTTCTGGTAGGGGCCGGGAGAGCCGCTGCCAGAATTGGGATATCCGCTTGTGCCACCCGCCCTACTGATGCCAAACCGAGCGATTGCCGCGCCCCGGTCTTTTTCAGGCAGATATTCGCTGATCAGATCGGCATCGACTTCACGGCCTTCGCTCTTCGCTGCCTGCCTCAGATAGTAGCTTTCAGCCTCATCTAAGCCTCGCGTAAATTCGGCCAAGTCCTGATCCGGATTCAGGTTGGCGATCGACGCAGCCATACGCCGCGCTTCCGTCTCGCTGTTAGCGAGGGATGCCACACCTTTTCCGCCATTTGCCTCGTTTAGGACCATGATCTGTTGCTGGATCATGTCACCCTCAAGCTGCTCAAGCGCACCTTCGACGTTCTTGCGGTTTTGATTGAAAAGCGCGTTGTCTTTGAAGCTGCCGGACCAGTTCCCGACTGCAAGCCGCTTTTGCGACAGCTCGCGAAGCCGAGAAATGCTGTTGAGCAAGGTCCGCACTTGAGCGCCCCGATCAGGGCTGGCTTTGACCTTTAGCGAACCATCGGGGTTATGCGTTGACTCCCACTCTGCCCGCTCGCGCGCCGCCTTTTCGCTGGCTTCTCTGCGTGCCTGCGCATCTCTTGCAGCAGCCTCCTCAGACAGTTGCACGTTGCGGCGCTGGATCGCCTGATCCTCATCCTTGCGCGCCTCTTCCTTGGCCTTCCACGGATTGCGGATGACGGTCCCCTGCTGAGGCGCGGCACCTGCAGGCTGGATCAGTCGAACAGCGTTCCCCTGCGCGTCGGTCTCCCAGATGTTGCCAGCTTCGTCGCGTGCCTGTCCCATTACCGTCCCACCGTTCCGCGCTTGCCAAAGAAAGGAACGCGCCCATAGCCGGGCAGCGTCACATGGATATGATCACCCTCATCGAGATAGCGCGCGTTCGGGCCGAAATAGCTCCTGAGCGCCGCAACAGACGTGCCGGAATAGTCCACGCCGTCACCAGTGAGATGATGGCTGTTTGGAACCCCGCCGACTGCACGATTTCCCTCTACCGTCCGCCGTCCACTGGTCATCGTGCCAGGAGCGCCCATGGGATCAGGGAAAGGGGCTGACAGCGTTGCCGCTGCCACCTCCTATCGGCGTGAGCTTGCCAACTGGAGCCGTAGGGATGTTTGCCGGGGGGCTACTTCCAACCGTCCCCGGCACAACACCGGATGCGGGATCACCTCCTTTCAGCAACAGCCCGAAACCAGATTGCGGGCCTGCGTAGAAATCGCCACTCGGCAGGTTCGCCGTGATGAACGGATCGCTTTTCCGCTCGATCATGCTGCGCACCTGCTCCTGATACTCAGGCGTACCGGGAACATAGCCGCCAGCGGAGAGCATCTGTTCGAACTCGAACGGATTGCGGGCCTTTGGATTACGGATGCTCAGAACATTGTCGGCCAGTGATGCAGCGGTTTTGTCGCCACTCGCCAGAACGGCGGCGATATCAGCGTTTTCCGGGCCAAGCATCTGCGCGATCATTGCCGTGCGATCGGCATTAACCGCCGCCTGCTCCTTGTCGAGCCGCCGCGCGTCCAATGCCCCTAGCCAGTTATCGGCCACGCGGCCAAGGCCCTGCCACACCGAACTGACCGGCGAATAGTCCGATTTCATCCGGTCGCGCGCCATCTCCTGCTCAGCCAAAAGCTGCTCAGGCGTCAGACGAGCGCCACCTTGCCCCCAGACGAAGGGGGCGGGAGCCTGCTGCTGCGGCATGGGCTGGACATCGAAGGCTGTCTGGGGGAGGGTGAAGTTGTTCAGCATCAGAACCATCCCTGCTTGATGCCAGCCCCGCCAATCGTTCCCGCGAGGCCAAACAGCCCACCCATCATGCCGCCGCTATTGGCAAGCTCAGCCTGATAATTCTGGCTCACCAGCCCCGAATAATCGACGCCGCCCACGCTTGTCTGTGGCGCGCCGGGAGAAGCTGCGCCGGGGTTCTGCAACTGCGACTGCGACAGAAGGGCGTTGAATTCGTTGAGCGGTTGGTTGCGTGTCGTCAGCGCCTCATTGAACGCCTGCGAACGACCTTGCAGGGCAAGCTGGTTAAGCTGGTCGCCCTGGTTCTGGCTCAGCCGCGTCATCTCGCGGTCATAGGCGGCAGTGCCGGGACGGAGGCCCGAATTGATAAGATCGGCCTTCAGCGCTTCCGTGGCCTGCTTCTGCCGCGGGAGGATGCGCGACGAGCCGAGATCATAGGCCCAATCGGCCGCATCCTGATTGTTGAACTCAAAGGGGTTGGATAGCGCATCGCTCACCGCGCCCGACTGGTCCGCCGCGATCTGGGCTATGTTGTTCTGCGCCGCAAGCGTCTTGTCGAAGATCGCCTGCCCCTCAGGTGTGAAGCTGGTCGTCTGCGTGAAAGTGGGAAGCGTATAGGCCTTGCCGTCAGCGCCTACAAACGAGTTTGTGCCGCTCTGGTCATAGGTCACCGAACCATAGGGATTGGACTGCCCGACCATGTTGAGCAACTGCTGCGAGATCGCCGTGTTCGTGTTGAACTGGCTTTGAGCCTGCGCTGTAGCGTATGGATCAGGAGCTTTTGGCGTTTTCAACTGGACGGTTCCTACTCAGGGTAGGCGCAGAGTGTCGTCCAGCCGCGCTTGTTATGGATTTGATACCGTATTTATATTCATCCCGCAAGATTCCGACGATTATGCCGTCGCGTCCCTTGCCAAACTGGCTGCGCAATCGCCCCTCGACCTGACCGCCCAATTTGCAGGCAAGGAAAGCCACCCATCGGCTTTCCGTGGTCAGCGTCATCCGCTCGCATCCAAGCTGCTGATAGACGTACCGACCGATGGCTTTCATGATGCTTGGCGTCCAGCGATGGCCGTATGCGGTCACATGGACGCTGGCCCCTTCGAAGCAGTTGAACAGCACGCCGGAAATGATTTTGCCATCGCGCTCCAGTCCGACGCAGGAATATGGTGGACACAGATTGAAGCCAAGACCGTCCGCAACGAAGCGGGCAACCCGGTCGTCCGTGACGATCACGTCACCACCTCGGCTGTCTCATAGGTGAAATCCATGCGGATCATCTCATCGTCCAGAGGGATGATGGAGCCGCTGGAAACCTGATAGCCGAGTGCCAGCGCGTAGCCCTCTCCACCGACAGACTGCCAATCCTGATTGATGAAGGCTGGGACCGACGCGCCCCAAACCGATTGTCCCCAGATTCCTGTGCCCCAGCTATTTCCCCCTTCAAGCGTGGTAGCATCGGGCGCGGGGCATCCTTCAGGAACATAATCAGACCGCAGGCAGACGGCGCCTTTCACCCTCGCATTGGCACGGGTCACGGCGCGCGCCATCTTCCCGATTTTGAGCGATGCAGGCCAGCCAAGATCATCGAACAGCGGCACGACTTCACCTGTATAAACTTCGCCGTCATCCGTCCCGCCCACATTGGCAATCCATATCTGACCGTCCTCTCCGCCGAAGTATAGCTGCCCTTGAAACACCTCCATGCAGCGCGCCTGCCAATTGGTGAAGCGGGCCCACGCACCTGTCTCGGCATTGGAAATGAACATCACGGGATCGGCGCCCCCGATCATCTGGGGAGGGGCAATGACCGCCATCTTCTGTTCCGGCCATATCTCACACTGCCAGTTTTCCATGCCTCGCAGGCGGGTGGCGTCGGACCATGCGTCCGCGATCTTGTACGAGACGGTCGCGACGGCGAGCGAGGTGACATCGAGGTTGATCGCCTTGGAGAGCGGAACCAGCCCCACGCTCGTTGCAATGGCGATGTCACCACCGCCCCGGAAATGGGCCCGTGGTCCAAGAGGGCGGCCGATGCGGTATGTGCCGACCTTGCTCCATGTCGAAGCCTCTTCAGGCGACGTGCCCTGATAGACCGCAACCTCTCCTTCGCTGGAAACGAAGATGCATTGCTCCGACAGGCCCGCGTCCGCTGTCCCGTCCAGCGACCATGCGGCCCCGAACAGCAATGTGCCACCGCGCCCGAATATCCCGCCCAACGGGAAGAAATCAGCATCGCCGCCCACCGCATCGATCGGCATGTACCATGCCGTCATGCTGTTTTTCTGGGCAAACCAGAGACGGTTTTTGAATACCCAGACATAGGACATGTCGGCACTGGTCAGGCCGCCGGTAAATGTCGGCCCCGGAACAGTCACAGTGTTGACGCCATTGGCAAGACCGGAGCCCGTCCCGCTGCTAGTGATCGTTTCGTTGTCCTGAAAATCGCCGGATAGGCCCGTCAGGTGCAGGAATACCACGCCGGGCCCGCCCTCTGTCACTTTGTAAATCGTCGCGGTTTCGCCAGTGGTCCCGCCTGTGATCGTTTCCCCGACAAGGAAATCACCCGTCACGCCGTCAACCTGAAGCATCGACACGCCGCCAGCGATGAGCGGCCAGAAATCCGCCCCGTCATAAATGAATCCGGTGTCCCCGCCGTTGACTCCGACCAGATAAACGCCACCGGATGTTGCGAACTGGACAACGATCCAATCACCTCCGGTAAATCCGCTCATGACCTCAAGGTCGGCGGTTGATGTGACGCCGAACCAATCACCGCTTTCAGTGACGATCAAAGCCTCTTCGTCCGTCACCATCTCCCATCCATAAGGGAAGGCGACGGAGGTAATGTTGTAGATCGTGTCCTCATTCGCCGCGAACAGCTTTTGATTGCTGCCGTTCATATAGGAGAAAATGGCAAGCGCGGGCTGCGTCCCATCCCCCAGAGTGGCGTATAGCTGCTTGCCGCGCCGCAGTTTGACACTGGAGGCTTTGGGAAAGAAGTTGTCGAGGGTCGAAGCGCCGGGCCCCTCTATGGAGCGGGGATCGGACAGGCTGCGGTTCGAAATCCACCCCGCTACAGGCGCATCGAACTTTTTGACTTGGGATTTGCGTGGCTTTGGCCTTGTTTGGCGACGAGCGTACATTCAGACACCTCCAAGCGCCCACGGCCATGCGGGATAGGCGCCGGCAATGTAACGGCGCGCATTTTTGAAGATGGGTCGTGATCCCCTGTCCTTGGCCCCATATTCGTCCAGCGCCTTGATAAAGGCCTCCTGATCGCCTGAAGCGTCGAGCTTCTTGTTTTCCCTCCATCGCCACACCAGCGCCAAGGTCAGCAATCTTTCCGGCAGAACGAAACTGTCGGTATCGATGTCGAACGCCGCCTTTGGAGTGCTGTCGGAGGACTTGGCCCAATTTTTTATGATGTACGGGTATGTCGCTATTTGCCCATCGGCGGGGGCAGGAGAAAAGCGCAACTTGTTGCCGTATATGATCCAGCCACCCGGCCACGGCCCAAAGCCGCGTGCCTGATGATAGAGGAACTGGTTGATGTCATCGAAGGCCCGATAGCCCCAACACCACGCTTCCAAGTCCTGCACATCCGAATAGACCAGCATCCGGTCATAATCGGCAGGCAGGTCGAACTCCTCCGTGGACCCGTCTCCGGTGATGGTGGCCACCGATTGAAGCGCCTGCCAGTCCTGATATTTGGCGATGTCCTGCGCCACCTCATTGGTCCAGTCGGCAATCTCTGCCTCGAACGTGCCGGACGCGCCGAAGAAGGTTGTCGGCTTGCGACCGACGAGGCGCAGCGCCGCCGATTGCATAGCCGACAGAATAGCCATTACGCGGCCATCGCCGTTTCAAGCATGGAGACGAGCGTGGCGCGGGACGGATTGCCCTTGGGACGCGCGCCCATCAACTTCTCAAGCTCGTCCTTGATCTGGGTGTCGCTCAGGTCCGCGAATGCGTCATCGGCAGCTTTCACGATAGTATCGACCTCTGCTGGGCTCGGCTCCTGTACAGGAACGATGGTCGAGCGCTCCGCCCTCAAGGCGGCGATCTCAGCCCGCAGAGCTTCGATTTCGGATAGGGCGCTGGAAGCATCGCCACGCTGCGCCAGAAAGTCCCTGGCGGCTTCCTTGAGGCGATTGGCGTTCATGCCCAGCGCTTTGACCGCCAGCCCTTCAAGGCGGTTCAGGGCTTCGATGCTGTATATCTTGAGCGCGCGGCAGAGCGAAAGCTGCTCAGGGGTAATGCCAAATTGCCGCAGCATTTCCAGCGGCGTGCCCATGGCCTCCTGCGGCGAGCCTTCCTTGAACTGGCGGTATTGCTCAGGCCAGCGCTCGGCATAGGTGAGAACCTGATTGCCTTCTCGCTTCCAGAAGGCATCGGTCGGGAAGATGGGGGCGTAATTCTTCTGTCCGGCGAACCGGACCTCAACGACCTCCTTCATCTCCATGACGGGGAAGCCGGAAACCTCCGACTTGGGGACATTCTCGACCTCGATCAGCTTGAAGAACGGGGTGATGGTGATTTCGCGCTCATCGATCTCAACAACGCGGGTCATGGGAACATCCTTGGCTGGAGGGTTGAAAGGCGGGAGCCGCTAGACCCCCGCCTTCATAAGTTAGATCGTGCCGCGACGGGCCCAGAAATAGGCGCCATTGGGCACACCACCGGGTACCTGCGTGGAGTTGGGAGCATAGAAGCCGCCAGCGCCGGCAGCGGCGGTCATCGCGGGTTCGGTGATCGTCACCTGAGTGCCCGGTGCGGCAGCGGCTGCAATGGCGGCCGAAGCGCGGACGAACACATATTGGTGGCCATCGTCGCCAACCGACCAGTCGCCAACCTTGGGGCTGACCATGTTCGGCTGATCGTACCATACCTGACCCGGCACCACGACCTGCGTAAGGTTGGGACCGAGAGACGGATTAGTGCGAAACGGAGAGGGCATTTCCTTGTCTCCTTACGAGGTGGTGCGGATGCGGTAGGAGAACAGCGGGTTCTCCAGAACCAACTGGCCGCTCCAGACGATGCCCTGAGCCACGGCGTCCTGATTGATGGGACGCATGCCATTGCCGGGGTGGAACGGGACGAACGACTGGCCGGGGAACTCGTAGATCGCGAGACCCTGCGTATCGATGCCGAAGACGGTGTTGGCTGGCATGACGTTGCCGATACCGCCAGCGGCGATGATGTCGACCGGACCAGCCGGGGTGACATAGGACAGGCCGGTGAAGCCAAGACGACCAAGCCGCTCCGAGACGATGCGCTGATGCGCGACGAACGAAGCGTCGATGGGTTCGTAGGCGAGCGCGTCGGCAATCAGCAGGTCCGCATAACGACCGTTGCGCGAACGGTTGAGCGAGATGCGGTTGATGATCGGACGAACGGTCGTCACGTCCCATGCGGTGTAGCCCGACACATCGCCGGAAACGATGTTGAAGGTGCTGGTGCGCCAGTTCGGAACCGCCGCGCGGTCGATACCGCCATAGGTGCCCGTGTTGGCGATGATCGGCACCGCGCCGCCAAGGCCGATCATCTGGCGCCCGCCGTCTGCGGTGCCGTCCCCGACCATGCCGACTTCGAAAGTCTCCTTGGCCGACTTTTCAGCCGCGTCCAAGTAGAATTCCATGAGGTCGATCATTTCCTCTTCGCCGCTGTTGTACAGCAATTCCGTGCCGTTCAGCGAGAAGGGGGCGACGACGCGCGACCAGTTGAAGACAGCCGAGTTCAGCAGTTCCTTCGGCGTGATCTCGATTTTGTCGTAGCCGGTGAACCACTGAGCGGTCAACTTGTCGAACTCGACCGGAATGCGAAGTTCCGGGCCGCCAGCGCGCTTGACCTTGATCCGGCCGCGATCACGCAAGATCGAAGTCAGAGGGGTGGAGTTGTAAACGATGTCCTGGACCTGCTTCGACCGACGCGCCACGGAGGCGGTCAGCGTCTGGCCCATGTCAATACGGGTATTGATAGGCATGTGACCTGTTCCCTAAGCTCACGCCATCTTTCGGCGACGGATTTCGTCAGCCAAGATGTCGCGGATTGAACCGCCGCGTTCAGGCTCCATGTCTGGAGAAATGGACCCCGGCGCGGTTTTTACGGATTTGGTGCCACCGAGGTCTGAAACAGCGTGGCTTCGGGCTTCTTCGACAAGGCCAGCATCGCGTGAGGGGGCTGGAGTGACATTGGAAGCCGGATTAATCCGCTCAGCCATGTCATAGGCCGCCTCAAGCCGTTCCATCTGGCTCAGGTTGGCTGGAATCCTACCGGATTGCAGGAAAAATGCAATATCCTGCTCAAGTTCCTGATAGCGGGGATGCGTCTGCATGAAGGGCTCGATCACGCTCGCCCGCACCCGCTCGGCACGCTCCTGCGCAAGCTGGCCCTGCAACTCGGCAACGCGCGGATCGTCCTGCGGCGGCTGCCGGACTTCCGGAGCGATATAAGACCGCTCATCCTGCGCGATATGCTGCGCCAAAGCCTGCGGGCTGACCCCAAAGGCCTTCAGGATATGGCTGATGGCCTGCTGCGGCTGCATCTCCATATTGGCCAGCAGCGCCTTGAATCCTTCGGTCGGATTGGACCTGAGCGCCTGCTCCATATTCACATAGCGGTCCAACGCTTCATGCAGCGTCGTCCCGGACTGCGTGGCGATGTGATGATAGCGGACTAGCGGCTGAATGAACTCCCTCGCCTGCCGGACCTCGTTTTCATGGTCCTGCGTCATTCGGGCGACTTCGGCCTTCACCTCATTGGGGACGTTGGGCCAAAGCTCCTTCGCGCGGGGCATGAACCGCTGGGGGGCTTCGGGATGGCGCGGCTTGTCCTTGGCCTGGCGTTCCTCCTGCGTCTCCTGCTTAGGCTGCTCCGCGTCAACCTTAGGCTCTTCCTTCGGCGCGAACTTGCCCTTCTCGTCTCGCGCCTTGTCAGCCTTCTCTTCCTTGGGCTCGGCTTTTTCCTCAGGCTTTTCGGCCTTTGGCTCGGTCTCTTCCTTGGGGGCGTCCTTTACCACCGCATCGGCCTTGTCGGCTTCAGCGATCTGCTCCTTCATGACGCCAGCGATGGTGTCGCGCAGACTGCCCCCTTCATCCTGAAGGGACTGAGGGGTGCCAGCGCCCGACGCGGAGGGCGAGGGGGCATCGTCCAGAACCGTGCTGGCCGGGGTGATGTCTGCGGAAAGATCGTCCATGGAATGCGTCCCTTTTATTGATCTGCGACGGGGCTGACGGTGACAGGCGGCAGGCGGCCTTCCTTCACGTCATGGATGGCCGCCTTAATGTCGTCCCGACGCTGTTTGCGGTCGAACTTGCGCTCAACCGGCTTCAGGCTTTCGTTGCCCAGTTCGATGTAATTCTCGCCCTGGGGATTGCCGTCCGCGCGAAGGGTGCGGCGGTAGCTCGCAAGGCTGTCGTGCATCTTGCCGTCCATGCCCATGATCGGGTCGATATGGTCGGTATGCACGCGCGGCGCGGATAGCTGGCGCTTGGCGCCAGCTCCGCACTCGCAATGCTGCGGGTCATCGAAATGGGCGAGCTTCACCACCCGCTCAAATCGATGCCCTTCGGCGCACAGGAAGTCATAGAGAGGCATTTAGGCCTTCTTGCTCCCCGATGTGGTGGCGACCTGTCCGGACGCCTTGGTGGGCTCCGGGTTCATGGTCTCGTTGCGCGCCCGCGCGCCGCCGTCCTCGACCTCATCGTCATAGCCCGCGAGCCATGCATCGAGTTGGTCGCCCTCGGCATAAGGCGCGTCGTCGCGATTGATGGAGCCAGCGCGGGCCGTCATTCCCTGCTCATATTCGGCGGGGAAATCGCGCTGGAATTTGTTGATCTTCGGCTTCGTCATCTCACTCTCCTCACGATGCGATCTGGGTTGCCAGTTCCTTGCCGAGAGCAGGGGGCATCCCCAATTCGGCAAGCTTTGCGACAGATGCGCTGTCGGCGGTGATGGCGGGTCCGACATAGGCGGCGAGCGGCGGGACCATCGAAAGCTCAACGAGGCGGCGGACATTCCCCGTCCCGCCCGTGATTTGTGCCGCGACCTCCTTTGCAAGGTCGGTGGGCATCCCAAGTTCGGCCAAGCGCCGGGCGTTACCAGTTGCCATGTCAGTAAGCCTCCACAGCCGAGAGAGTTTGGGCGGCGGTCGGCGATGTCGCGTAGATGGCCGCAGCCGTGTGAATGGTGATCGATGACCCAGCGGTGGCGCCCAGATACGCGCCAGTGGCGACCCCAACGCCGCTTGTGCCGAGATATACCGGCTGCGTCCCGGTGATGTTCGTGATCGTGACCGACTGCCTGCCGGTCCTGGCTGCAACGATCAGCGTCGCAGCGGCCGGCGAGATTGAGGACGCCGCTTGGCTGGTGGCGATATTGGGCGCTCCCACTGACCGGGAATATACAGGATCAGTTGAGCTGCCAGCGGCCTGAACCGCGCCGTCCTTGCCAATCGGTGTTACGGGTGTTCCGCCCACGGGCATTGCCTTACTCCCTTCCTGCTTCGCGTTCGGCCAGCGTCATCTGCCGGTCGCTCGATTGCTCACTGAAATCCTGCTGGCGGTCGGCGCGATCTTCGCCGCGATCAGCGCGTGCCATGTCGCGCTCGCGGAATGCTGCGTCCTGCTGCTGGCCCATGGCGTTCATCGCCTGATCTGTGCGGCGCGCCTCAATGTCGGCGGTGGCCTTCACGTCCTCGCGATCTTGGGCGCGCACCTGGTTGTTGGCATCGATGCCCATCTTCTGGATCTCCGCCCATATCTTCTCGATACGAGCGCCGGTCTCAGCCACACTGCCGCGCGTCTGCTCCACCTCCAGCATGAAGCGCTGCTGATCCTGCTGCGCCTTAACCGTGGCCTCTTGCTGGCTCTGCTGGAAATCCATCTGCGCGCGCTGCGCATCGACCTGCACCTTTGCCACAGCCGCCTGCGCCTTCTGCGCCTCTGCCTGAGCAATCTGGAGATTGGCCTGCGCGAGAGCCTGAGCGCTTTCGTCCTGCTGACCATTGCCCTGCATCTGAGCGGCATATTGCGGGGCCGCCTTGACCCACTGCTCAATAACGCCCTCAAGCTGGCGCCCGACGCGATACGGAGCGAGCGCGAACTTCATGAACTCGCCGGCAAGAGCCGCACCCTCCTCACCCATGGCCGCGATCTGCATCAGGGCCGTGGAAGTGGCCGTGAATTGCTGCATGAACTCGTTGCGGCTGGCCTTCTCTGCCATCTCATCGGTTAGGATAGTGCTATCCGTCTCGATTTCGAACGTGAAGGAGCGGGCGCGGTCGTCGCGCAGCAGGTTCATCACATCCTCAATCGGCACCTGCTGCTCAGCTTCGGCCAGCATCGGGGCATATTTCTGGATGATCTGCTGTTGCGCCTGATCGAAGGCCTGTTTTGCCTGTTGGGGGCCAGCCTGTTCGCCCTGAGCCTGTTGGGCCGCCTCTTTCGCCTTGGCGGAAAGCGCTTCCAATTCCTTCTTGGCAGCCTTCTCGACCTCACCGATGCGCTTCTCGATGTCGCTTTTGGTCGGGATTTCCATCTGCGCCAATTCAACGATGGTCTTCTGGCTGAAATTATCCGCGATGATCTCGGCAATGATCTTGACCGTATCGGCCGCGATGCGCTGAAGCTCATCGATCTTGCCCCGCACGCGCACAGAGCCATATTGCGACTTGAGCCGCTGCGCCCCCAGCGTTTCCTGCTCTTCGGTGGCGCCGCGCATGATGTCGGAAATGCCGGAAAGCTGGTAGAAGTCCTCGATTAGCTGGGCCCGCGCCTCAATCAGCCCCTGGATGGCCTGCGCGATCTCATTGAGGGGCAGCCACGCGACAAAGCCAGCAGAACCGCCAGCGATCATGGCGGCGCCGGGGACAGGGATAAGCAGCCTGTCATCGTCGGAGCGCATCAGCGTCTCGACTGCATCGCCAATATCCCCGCCAGCAGGGATAAGGCCCTTCATCCGCACTTCATCAAGCAGCAGGTAGATGCGGCGTGTCAGGTCGCTGATCTTACGGAAGTGGATCGCGTACCTGATCCAGTCCGGCGAGGGAACGAGGCTGCGGCGGTTGAGCGTGCCGTAGGCGGGGCGAGGGCAGGGGAAGAAGCCCGACAGCTTCAGATGGGGCTCTCCGCTGTCGAGCAGAACTTCAACCCCATCGGTGGCCCAATAAACCTTGTTGTCGGCCTTGTGCCAGACTTCCCAGACGCCTGCCTTCTTGGTCTGGCTCTGCTGGTCCTCGCCATATTCGTCGTCACGCTTGGTCGTGAATTTCGCATCCTTGTATGCGTCCCCACTGGTCCGCTTGAACCGCTTGCGCATGTCGGCCCGCGTCATCCAGGCGCGGCGCGCAACCCAGCCGACTTCGGCCCATTTGCGAGCGGGCTCATGGAGGAAATCGGTGCGGTCGAGATGTTCGACGCAGGCACGCTGGCCGCCTCCCTTGCCGTCGCTCTCATAGCTGCACCAGATGACCCCGCGACTGGTGAATATGAGGTCGTCGCGGACCTCAATCATTACATCGTCAATGTCGATTAGCGCGAAGGTGGAGGTGGCGGACCGCTCAAGCACATCGGCCACGGTGTTGTTGAGCGGTCGATTGTCCTTGAACAGCGGGGAAACGGCAGGAACCGGAGGGCGCGCATAAACAGCGGGCTTCATGATCTCGTAGGAGGACCAGAACAAATCCAGCGCCGAATCCTGCCAGCCATGATGCTCAAGGATATGCAGCAGGCCGCCCGTGTTACCCGAGCGGTTGTAGATGTCGTCAATCGTGGAACAGGTAGCGTTCCAGTCGAGAAATTCTTTCTCAGCCTTCTTCAACGCAGACAGCACCGCAGCCGATGATTTCGGCTCAGTGCCGGCGAAAGCTTCCTGCTGTTCGTCCTCGGTCAAACGCGCCTCCGCATCGGCAGGGGCGGGGCGACGATCGTTCCCGTTGCCGGTTTCTTCTCAGGTTGCTTGGGGGCCGTGCCGGCGCTGATGCGGTCCATAAGCTGGCCCACAAGGCCTATCGCATCGACCTGATCGTCATGGACGCCGACAGGGAAAGACATGAGTTCGGAAATGAAATCCGAGATCCACGTCGCGCCTTTGGGAACATGCAGGCCCTGCATCGCCATGCGCCCACGGATCGACTGAGCCCGAACCGCCTTGTCGCCGCGCGTCGGGAATTGCTCGCGAGCCACATAGCTTTCGGTTTCCAGCATGCGCTTGACCAAGAAAGGGCCCACACCCGATTTGATCTGTCCGGTTTCCTCTGCCCAGCCCACCGGCTTCCATTTGCGCACCAGCGAGCAGAAGGCATCAACCCAAACATCGGAGGATGCCTGAGCCCGCCACAGATCAAGCAAATACATGCGCCCGTCATGGGCAACGCCGATCACCGCATGGACGGTATAGTCGCCGCCATCGGCCGTGACGGCATAGTCCGAGCCGCCATAGATCATCATGTTGGCGCGGTCGGGGATCACATCGACCGGGACGACCCATTCGCGCTTGAAATAGTCGCCACTGTCAGGGGCGGGGCGCTGTTGGTAGAGCGCGGACCAGTCACGCGGTCCGACTGCCATGCTGATCTTGTGAAGCGCCTCTTCGTCATACTGCTCAGGCCACAGCGCGGCACCGGGCTCACGGCCCAAGGCATCGTCGCCTTCTGCCAGCGCAGGCAGGTTGATGATGTCCCAGCCTTCATGCTGATGCTCGGCAAGGAGCCATCCGGACAGGTCATCCTCATGCCAGCGCGTCTGAATGACAACGACCGCGCCACCGGGCATCAGGCGGGTGTAGGCGGTCGAAGTGTACCAAGACTTGATATTGGCCCTGACGGTCTCCGAATCCGCGTCCTGGCGGTTGCGCACCGGGTCATCGATGATCAGGAGATGCGCACCGCGACCGGTCAGGGGGCCGCCGACGCCTACCGCGTAATAGGCGCCCTGCCGATTGGTGGACTGCTCTATGCCGCCCTGCGATCCATCAACGGAGAAGCGGCGAGAGGCGCGGCTGTCGTCGGCCAGTCCAACACCGGGGAATATCTCCTGAAAGCACGGGTCAGCGATCTGGTTCTTGACCTGCCGCCCGAAGTCGTCGGCCAAGTCCTGCCCATAGGTGGCAGTGATGACATACTTGTCCGGATTGCGACCGAGGAACCACGCCGGGAAATAGGTTGACGCCAACAGGCTCTTGCCATGGCGCGGCGGCACGAAGATCATCAGGCGCTTGATCTCGCCGCGTTCCACCGCTTCTAGCTTGCGGCAGATCAGACGATGGTGCGGCGCGTCCTGATAGTGCGGCCACTGGTAGGCCACATAGGACAGCAGGCGGGAGAACGCGAAGTCCTCGGCTGTGAGCGCCTTACTTGCCATCGGCGCGCATCGCAGCAGCTACAGCCGCATCCCGTTGCTCCTTGGAGGAGACTTCCAAGCCACCGCTATGCTCTACCTCGCGCTTGTCCTTCCACTCTTCGGGGGCCGCGTTCTTCAACGCGAAAATGCGGGCAGTAACGCGAGGGCCAACCTCCTCGGAGAGCAGGCCGCGCTCAAGAAAAGCCGTGCGCTTTCCCTGTCCGATCTTTACCGCTTCCAAAAATTCGGGATGCTCATCCATCCAATTATTGATGGTTGCGCGAGAGACCCCGATGTCCCCAGCGAACGCGGTCAAAGAAAGCCCCTCGCCCATGACGGCGATGACTTCCTGACAGTAAGCAGGTTTGAACTTGGTCGGACGCCCTGCACTCATAGGGCAATCCAAATATCATCATGGAATCAGCTTGGGAGTGCGGCAAAATTCAAAGCACCGGATTTTTCCGCCGCCCGCATTATCCTTTGCACATGCCTGCGATCCGACCCTGTGGCCCGCACGATCTGCATGATGCTGCAAGGCCCATGCTTCTGCCAGTAGTTCAGGACGCGGGCGCGTGTGACAGGCGGCCTACCCCTCATCCCCCTACCTCCCCTCTGTGGATGGGCGGGCGGGGGCGTGAACCCACTCGCCGTTGCGATCCTTTTCGAGCTTCTGATCGTCAGCGAAAACGGCGTATCGATCGCCTGCGAAGTAGGAGCCATACCAAGCCATGATTGGCGCGATGCTGGCAGTGTCGCAGCGGATCGCGGTCACCTTGGGGCGGGCATCGCTGTTCACGAATTTAAGCTCTATCACTCCCCCGCCTCCTTGTGCTTGCGGTCGAACTGAATTTCATGCCGGGAATGCGGGCCAGTGATGGCAACCATCAGCACGGCTGCGGGATAGACCAACAGCGCCAGTCCTAACGCGACCAACGTATCCATCACTCATCTCCTTCAGCGGCGTCGAACATTGCGGTGCCAGTATTGGGCTGCACACTGGCCAATGCCTCGCGGATCAGCGCGCCATTGTCCCATTCGCCGCGCATGATCGCGTTGACATGGTAGGGCTGGTTGAATCGGGCAGCGACGATCTCACGCGCCCTCACGATCGGATCAGGCTTCATGGTTCCACTCCTCATCCAGGTTCATAATCTCGGCATCGGGGAAAGCGCCCTTGATCTTCGTAATGGCGCTCACGCCGCCCATGAGGCGCGCAACCTCATCAGGGGTGACGAATATCACCTGCTGCCCCTCAACCTGCTGTGCGCGGGCCTGACAGCCCTTGTGATCGGCAATGCAGACCTTCGTACCGGTGACGACATCGAAGCCGACGAAATAGGCATCGTCCGGCTGCAAGGGATTTTCCATCCGCTGACATGCAGCACGCCAGCCACGCACCATCGCTTCCGACTGGATACGAACGTCCGCGTCACTGCCCTTGAGCAACGCGCTGTCGTAAAGCGCCTGCTGCTCATTCACGGCCTGGGCAAGATCGGCATCGATCCGCTCCAGCGTCGAGAAGCGCCAACGGGATTTGAAAGCCTGCTCTGCCGGCGACACCAGCGAGAGGGCTTGTGCGACCGCCGACGCTCTCATGGCTGGACCTCGCGGATGCGAGCGATCTCAGCCACCCGGCGAGCGGGAGTGAAATCGCGCCACGGCCCGGAATTGAAGCTAGGCCATAGCGGATGATGCTCACTGAGCGCGTATGCGTACTCGCGCTTCCAGCGTCCGTCCTGCTCAGACCAGACAAAATCGGGCGGCACCCGGTCCCAAGGATGACCGGAGCATGGACCCAAATGCCTCGACCACAGGCCGCCACACCGACCACACCAGCGACCCAGATTTTGGGTGCTTTTGATCGACGTTCCTAACCCTTCATATATAGGAACCTTTTCTATCTCTTCTTTTTCCATATTTTCAATTTCCTTATAAAAAGATCACTTAAGATCACTTAGGGGGTAAAAAGGACGGTTTTCTGCGGGTTTCAGACGGGTGACTTTTCAGGTGACTTTTGAAAATCAGGTGCATTTTAAAATCACCTTCCCAAAAACAGCCCACGTCAAAAACTCACCCAAAAAGCACTCGCGAATTCGAAAACTCACCCTAATTTCACCTCGAAAAATCCCCCTAGAAAATGGTCTTCCCGGTATCCTGTTTGCCTGCGTAAAAGCGGTTCACATCGTCCCGTCCCTCAGAGAAGGTCAGCTTGCGTTCGAAGCCTGATGTGTCTTTGGTTCGCTGCCAGGCGAATAGGCCATCCTCATTGACGCGCAGGCCGCAGAAGCACGTCTCCCCGTTCAGTTTGACCGTTTGAAGCTGCGGCATTTGCGAGCGGATGCGCCGCGTTATCGTATTGCTGCCCCATGGCTTTGCATCGTCATGTTCCATCTGGCGCCAGCCATTAAAACTGGCCACCAGATCGAGGCGGGCGACCTTGTTCTGACTGTCGAGTTCGATGCATTGGCGCAGCCATGCCCCGACAGGATTATTTTCGTCGCGGAAGGCGGCGCCGGCCGCTCTCATGCATTCCGGCTCAGCAAAATGACCGCGTGAAGCCAGGCGCTGCCATCCTTCTATGGCCCACCACAGGAGACCAGTAAGCTCCTCCTTGCCGATCTTCTCCGATATGCTGGTATAACCTGCTGGCTCTGGTGCGCCTTCTGGCCTGATCTTGGTCATGGAGACGATCAGGGAGCGGTTATAGGTTGCCTCCGACTGATCCTTGACCCTGGGCATATTGTTCGCGGTCAGCATGACGGGAATGCCGAAGCGACCTTCCCAGTTCTTGCCGCCCTTGCGCATCGCGGACGTGCGTTCGCCTGTGATGACGACCTTGTAGGTTTCGGCGTCGAGGGTTTCAGCTTCACCGATAGCATCGTCCGCGATCCAGCCACGCTTGCCGATCAGGGGTTCGCGACCGAAGCGGTCAGACAGGTCCGACATGCGCGATCCGCAAATATGATCATGACCGAGTAGCCAGCGCACCAGTTCGGAGACCTGGGTCTTGCCGCACCGGGAAGCGCCGTGGACAAGGAGCCCTTTGAGCATGTCGCGGGTCTTCAACTCCAGAGGAACGATTGCCGACCCCACCCACTCCTGAATGGTCGATATGATGGCCGCCGCCTCTTCGCGATCGGAAAATGCTTCCGCCATAAAGGCGCGCAGTGCCGGACAATTGCGATCCCCGTTTAGGGATGCAGCGATTTTGCGCGTGGCATAATGTTCTGGCGAATGAACGATGACCTGCATGGTCTGAAGATTGATGCAAGCATCGTTGGCAATGAGTAGGCCGTGTTGATCGAACTCGACATTGTGCCTGATCCATTCAGGCCGATCCATGAAGAACGCCTTGGCGGCGTTCAGCAACGATGTCTTCGGCTCTATACCAAGGGACGCGCAGGCTTCTTGAATAATGGCGCGCAATCGCTGGGCGAGGCGTTCATCCCACTCAACCCAGATGCCTTCATCGTAAGCGAAGGTTGATCCGTTGGTGTGCATGACCGGCCCATGCCGATCTTTCCAGACCCCGATAGCGGCACGGCCGACAGCGACGGTGTTTGATTTGCTTTCACGTGGCGCTTTCGTTTTTTCCGGCTGCTCATCGGCTTCTTCGTCAACGTCAGGAACAAGCTTCAGAGCGGCATTACCGATGAACCTGGGCATGGAGCGCACGGGCATACGCTCTTCGCGTTCCTGAGCTTTCTGCTTGCCGCTGACGATCATCTTGCGGATCGCCTTCTCTTCGGCCTTCCAGTTCCATCTCTGGTCACGGGGCGCGGCGCGTTCTGTCGCGGTCAGGATGGTCGCGACGATCTCGTCATCTTCATAGCCGCGAGCGATCATCGACATGGAAACGCGGAGCTGCGTGCGGTGGATATTGCCTTCCGCCATCGACGCCAGTTCCGCCTCTACGTCGATCGCAGGCTCATATCCGGCTGCACGGGCATAGGCGACGAACGGATCATTTTCGCGAACAGGTCTCGCGGCTTCCACCTTCCCATGCAGAACCGCCCGCTGGTCCTCCAGCCACTCGCACAGCGTATCGAAGTCGTGAACCGATCCATTGTCGGAAACGATCTCACACAGCGCGGACTGGCCATCATAGATCGCCTTGGTGGCGTCCTTGCTGTTCATGGTGCCGGGAAGGCGCATGATGCGCGCCACTTCGGCACAGGCCATATCACCGGCCAGAATATGCGCCAGCGCCCGGAGCGCGGCAGTCACGCGCTCACGGTCAGCGGCAAGGTCAACAGCTTCCTCGAGCATCCAATAGGCATGAAGGCCGCCACCGCTGTTGATGATCAGGGTAGGGCGGTGCGGCAGGAACTCCAGCGCGTCTATGACCTGTTGACCGCCAAGGCCCTGCTTGACGCAATCGATGTCCACCCAGAGGGCGGGAGCCGTCATGGCATTGGCGGCACTGCCGTTATCGGCATCGCGACGGCGCGTGCAGGCGCCAAAATAGACGCCGATCCCGTCGACATCCTTGCGGCGGCAGAAATCACGCAGCGCATCGGAATCTCGGGTGATGAGAGATTCGGCGCCGGGATTACCCTTGACGTTCGGGCATGCGCGCAGTTCGACCGCGTGATCGTGCACACCGAAAAAGCGGGTGATGAAAGCGACTGTCTCGGTGTAGAACTTGTCTTGCACGGGCGAACTTTCGTCAGTGTGGGCACCTGGGAGAGCGTTGCCGCGCCCTCCCAGGCTGTAGTCTCGTCAGAAGCGGGTCTTGGAGCCGGTGGCAGTCTTTGCTGCCGGCTCTTCCTCTTCATCCTTGGCGGGTTGGGGGATGGTGCCGTTATCGACCCAGGCGACGATCGGGATCAGCGGCACATAGGTCTTGCCGTAGACCTTGTGCTTATAGCTGTCGCGCTGAAGCTCGATGATCGGCACCTGCCCTTCGCGGGCACGATATTCTCGGCCATAAGCCTTGCAGAGATTGCCGATCGCACCGATGCCACCCTTGGACGACGCCGAAAACGTCATCTGCTCACCCGTCTCCGGGTTCGCGAGCGGCAGTTCGTTGGTGAAGTTCCACGGGTCCTTGGGCTTCCCGTTTTCGTCTTCTTCCCACTGGCTCTGGTCGGTATAGCCAAGGCTGTCGCGGGCTTCGGGCTTGTGACCCTGCGCCAGCAAGCCCATGCGGCGCTCAGCCGGCTTGCCGTCCTCCCAGCGAATCCAGCCGATCGACAGTTCGGCCATGTTGGCGGCAAGGCGCGTGCCGATGGCTACTTCATCGTCGTTCTGGCCCTTGAGATATTCCCCCTTGGAGAATTTCAGAAAATCGCCCGAACCCGACGCGGCTTCCTGCCCATAGGCGGCATAGGGATCATAGCCGCCCTGGACGGCAAGGGCGCCGCCCTGATTTACTTCCGTAATCGCATTCATAGTCCTGTTCCTTCTTCCTGATGGGCCACAGCGGCCCGGCTTCCGGGGATCGGTCCCCGAAACTTTTCGAGAGCGGTGATCATTTCATCGGAGAGACCGGCGAAGTCGGCGCCGTCCCCGTGCCAGAAATAATCAAGCTCCTGTTCAAACTGGCGGATTTCCGGCTCGATGGAGGCGAGGTAAGCCTGCAAGCCGGTCAGCGTTTCGCAGCCATGCATGGCCTGCCTGATCTCATCGTAACGGACCTTGGCATGCGCCCGCGTGTAGATGGGGCCGGTCAGCTTTTCCTTGCGGTCCAGCCGATCGCCATAAGCCAGAAAGGCGTTATCATTGACCCGCGTCACGCTCTGCCTCCTGCATGCAGAAGGTCGCGAGCGCGGAAATAGACACTCGTTTCAGGCGGGATGGGATCATCCAGCGCTTCAAGGCCAAGCTGGCGATTGAGCCGGTCGCAGCGTGCCGAAATCATCCGCAGCGCGAAGATGCGCACTGGCTGCGCAGAGGCGGGCAGCCAACTTTCGGCAACGGCTTCGACAAGTTCGTCACCCTGGCCGGGCTGAACCGTGCGCAGGTAGCGCATGAAGCCGACAAGGCGCGGCTCCATGGCAATCGCTTGCCTGTTACAGTCGCGGACCCAGCGGCGATAGGCCTTGGTCAATCGCCGCTTCTCTTCCATTTTCAGGTCGAGCGCAGACGGTTGCTTATCCTTGCGGCGCGGACGCGGCGGCGTGTAGACCTTTTCGTCTGCGTAGGCGGAAAAGGCGTTCATATAGCCCGGCCTCGCTCACGCAGACCGTTCAAGACATCTTCCATCTTCAGGCCTGTGTGCTTGGCTACATCTTCCGGGGACACGGAAGTGCCAGCGTAGTAATCGAGCAACTGTGCCCGCTTGTCGTTTCGCAACTTCTTGGTCTGCGCCGCCTTCATGCGGCTCTTGGCAAGCCGTGCGGCCTTCACTGTTTCATCTTCAACGACAACAGTTTTCCCGGCCGGAAGATAAAGCTTGTTCGCTCGCTCCGCGCTGCGGATCGGATCGTCCAGACAGGCTTGCAGGAAAGAATCGATCATGCGGCCTTCTCCATTGCAAAAGGCGCACCGCACTGGCGCACGAACTCAATCGCCGTGGCGGCGGAGCGGAATACCCCGACCTTGAAACCACCGTTGGCCAGCCAGTTCAGCCAGTCGCATTGCTCATCGGACAGCTTGCCGTTGGCGTCCTTGAACTCGATGATGCACATGCCATCGGGCCACATGACATTGACGTCCGGATAGCCCTTGGCTAGACCTTCGCGGCGCACCTTCATGCTTTCCCATGCCGTGCGCCGGCCACCATTCGGAATGGCGACGACACGGCACTTGGGAGCCATCATCGCGATGCGGCTGCGGAAGCGGGACTGGATAGCCAGCTCATCCCCCTCATCGGCAACGCAGCGCGGATCGACGTGGAAAATGTAGGTCATGCGCCAATCTCCACGCCAAGGCGCGCTGCTTCCCTCTCCAGCATCACAACCTTGCGGCGAGCGGCCTCCAGTTGGAGCGGCAGATATTTGCGCCGGTTGCGCTCATGCCTGCGCTGCTTGGCAACGCCGGCAGGCAGAGGCGGCTGGGGGTTCTGGCGGTACATCTCCATGGACTTGACCGACCAACAATGGCGGCAGAGGCCCGTCTTGCCGGGGGCGCTCAACACCTTGTTGCATTGAGTGCAGTGGGGCGCCGGCGTCATGCCACGCTCCTAGGCCGCCGGATCTGTTCGATCTGGTGCAGCCAGTTGGAGGTCGCGCCGTTAAGCTGGCGGATCAGGCTTTCCATGCCGAGCAATTCGGAATGGACGATATTGCGGCCACCGGGGCTGTCGGGATGCTCTGCCTCTTGCAGCTTCACCAGCAGGCGGGCGATCAGCAGCGAGGCGTCGTCCGTATCGCAGACAGCGTTCTCGTCCACGATGCGCTTGCCCTTGGCGCGGATATATTCGTCCAGCACGGTAGGGCAGGCGTCCATGGCCTTGTCGATGATGTCGAAGCCCGGCATTGACCCGGTAAGCTGCTTGTCGAGCGCGACGGTGCTGATTTCCAGTGCGTCCGCGAACTTGCCCTTGCCGAGTTTCGTGATCGCGCGGGTCCAGCCTTCCATGAGATGGGCATGAACCTGCGGTTTGTTCAATCGCTGCGCTTTCGCAACGACGCTTGGGTCATTCTGCTGCATTGCGGCATCCATGATGAAGGGTGGAAACGTGGGTGCCGAGAGCCGGAATAGGGGGACAGCCCCCGGCACCTTCCGTGTGCGACCCGTTGGCCTCACGGAAATCGATGAACTGTGCGATGAAGAGGGCGCGATACCCCCGGCCCTCGATTGCGCAGGGGACCAGCGCGTGGTCAGCGACCCGCCGCGTGCTGGTCTCGTTGCTATTGGGGAGGTTGCGAGACATCTGCTGCTACGCCTCCACTCGCGGCTTGAGGGAGCGCATGGCTTCCACGAAGCAGGGTTCAGCGGGGAGGACGGGGCGAAAGCAGTCAGCCGAAAAGCCATCGCAACCGTTTGTCCCGATGACGCCGACATTCAGGGCAAAAGAGGGAAGCCCGTTTTCATCCCATCCATTGAAAACATTGATTACGCGGTAGATGCGGCCCCTGACGATGCCCAAGGGCGTGCCATCATCCTCGCAGTCGTTGATGCAACGCGCCAAATCCCCAGCTTTCCACTGATGCGCCATTCAGCCCCTCCCAATCTGATGTGTGGAGGTCATGCTGCGGCTCCATGTGGTATGCAGGAGGCGAAAGGGGATTCGCGATGGACCAGCAAACGCAGAAACTTCTGGAGGCGCTTTACACTGGTGCTGTGGCCACGGGCCTCGCAGGCATATCTGTGGGCATCCACCTTGCTAACCGACTGGCGGAAAGCGGCCTCATCACCCCGGCCGATATTGACGCTATCGCTCATGGCGTCACGGCTCCTTTCGAGGAGATGCCGGACAATCCGTTTGCCCAGCAGGCGCTTGCCGCGATCCAGTCGAAGCTGGACCCTGAGCTTGCCCGGATACGGGAAGCATCCCGGCGAGCAGGAAAGGGAAGTCAGCCCTGACCTTCGCCATGATCGCTCGCATGGCAGCGTTGATGCCCTGGGCGCTCATGCTGCCCGTTCCGCTTGCTGGGGTTCAAATCCGACCCATTCAGCCATCGGCACAGCGCCCCTTGTCATCGCATCAATTTGATGAGCCAGTTCCAGAGACGGTTTTGCGCGCCCTTCAATGATCCGATGGAAATTGCTCCGGTCGTATCCGGCGCGGCGTGCCGCCTCTGCGTTCGAGATTTTCTCCCGTGCAATCCAGGCTTTCAGTTTCTCATTCGGTGGCATAGGTGGAGTTGTATGTGATACAACAGGCAAGGTCAAGCGCATGTTGTACAGTCACGGCTTTCCCGTTGTCTGCTGCACAGCGACAATGGGATATGGCTCGTGGCGCACTTCCGAAGGGGCAACCCCGCTTTCGCCTGACGTTCATTCGTCAATGGCGTGAGAAGAAAGGCTTCTCGCTGGACGCGCTCGCTTCAAGGGTTCCGATGGACAAAGGCAACCTGAGCAAGGTTGAACGCGGGCTTCTTCCGTACAATCAGGAAATGCTTGAAAGGCTGGCTGATGCGCTGGGCACTGACCCGGCCAGCTTATTGATGCGCGATCCTACCGATCCAGATGGCATTTGGTCCATTTGGGACCAGGCCAAGCCGGGCGAGCGGCGGCAAATAGCCGAGGTCGCCAAAACGCTGGTTCGGACATCTCGCACTGGCACGGACGGTTAATCTCGCGACGGGGGGTATCATGATCGCATCTTTTTTGGCGTTGCTCGCCGCCGCGCAGGCTCCAGCCATTGTGCGGACGCCCCCGCCTGTATTTAATCCAAGGCCAAAATCTGAAGTGCGCACCTACCAAGAAGACGCTGGAGGCTGGGCAATCGCCATTGATGACACGTTATCCGGCGGGTGCTTTGCTGTGCGTGCCTTTGACGAGGGCACGGTGGTACGTGTAGGCATTAACCCCAAAGACAACAATTTTTATATCGTCGTCGGCAACCCAAAATGGCGTTCTTTGGAGGTTGGGAAAAGCTATTCGATTCGCTGGCAATTTGACAGTGAACTACCTTGGGACGGTACCGCCCATGGTTTTCAATTCTCATCTGGCGGGGATCACTACCTATTCCAAACATTCTCTGACACTGAATTTTTCAAGGAGTTCGTCGCCAAAACGAGGATGACTATTTATTGGGAAACTAAACGTATCGCCACCGTTTCACTCGATGGGACAGGGCAAGCTGTTCAAGCGACGGTTCAATGCCAAAAGCGCGAGTTTAATACGCAAGACCCATTCGCCGCCGCACCAGAAACAGACGATCCTTTCGCTAAAAAGTGACCATCCTCGCCAACATCTACATCGACGGTGACACGGCTCCGGGCCTGTATCAGTTCGCCGCGATCCCGCACCGGGGCGACCGGCTGCACATTTCGCAGGGCGATGATGTGTTGATCCTGACCGTCGAGCGGGTGGATCACTATCCCGTGCCCGCCAAGCTGGGAGCGGCGAACATCTTTGGCGGTGGCGCGCCGGCGGTGACGGTGTTTTGTGGGTTCGAAGGAAAATAAAATGACCGAACCATCTGACCAGTTCCGGATGATCACTGAGCGTGAGTGGCGAGAGGTGGTTGACATTCTAAGCCAACTCAACGCCGGCCTTATCATTCTAAATAAGGCCCTTTTTGGCGAGGCTCCTATCTCAGAAGATGACAAAATGGGGGAGTTCGGCCAGCAGTTCTTCGAGTTACATCGTAATCTGCAATTTAAGATCGGGAAGCTGGTAGGCGTCGAAGGGGGAGATGAAAATGGTTGATCCAGTACCGATCAACGCCAGCGCCTTATTGCAGCGGATGGAACACCGCCTTGAGGAAATCGCCTTGAAAGGCGGGGGTGGAGGTGGCATCTCTGATGGCATGGATGGACGTGTATCAGCCTTGGAAGCTCATATGGAGCATGTTCGCGAGGATACGCGGGAGATCAAGGCGCTTCTCGGCGGCATATCTGATAAGCTCAGCGCAATGCCGACCAAGAGCGATCTGTGGTCCTGGAAACTGCAATGGACCGCCATCGGCATCGGCATGGTGGCTATCATCATCGGCGGCATCATCGGCGGCTTGGCATGGATACAGCCTGAGCCGACGCCACCAGCCCCAGCACAACCTATCGTGGTGACGATCCCCAAGTGATCTGACCGCTCCCAGCGCACAACCTCACAGCCTCGCTTCGGCGGGGCTTTTTTGTGGGTGTGATTCGAGGGGAATTTGTCCTTACGACAATGGAGTTGTAAAAAATACAACAAACCCTCTTGCGCGCTACGTTGTATATGCTACAACCCCTCCTACCGGCCAAGCCGAAGGAGGAAGAGATGCAGACCGTTACCACAACCCAGATGCCCGCCGCCAAGCTGAACAAGGCGAACGCTCGAGATGTGGCGAAAGCCCGCCTCGCACTGCGCATGGGCGAGGCCGGTATTTATGCCCGCAGCCTGTCGGCCATCCACCGCTCTTCCAGCTTTGCCCAGCAGATGCAGGTTGAGCGCGCCATTCACGAAGACGGCATGGCCCACCTGTTCGGCCGCCACCCGAAGTCGGGTGCGATGATCTCGGCGGTGGTGTCGTGAGCGATTTTACGCCAGGGCCATGGTCGATCAATGCCGACAACGAAGTCTGCACTCAGATTGACGGTGAGTTCCACGCAATTTGCACGGATCAGTTTTGCTACGCGCCAGCCCATGAAAAGCGGGCCAATGCGTTTCTGATCTCGGCTGCGCCAGACATGTTCAAGGCATTGGTTGGCCTGGGCGACATTCTCGCCAGGACGGAAAGCAACGCCAGCGGCAACCCTGAGTGGGATGCTGTTAGCGCCAAAGTGAACGCCGCACGCGCCGCCATCGCCAAAGCAACCGCAGCATAACCCAGCCGAAGGAGGAAGAGAATGGAAGTCAATCAGAAGATCAGCGCATTGGTTCTAGCCAAGGTTGCTGAAGGCATGTCCGTTGTGGATGCGCTGAAGGCGGTCTGCGGCACGGCCAAGGTCGATGCGATGATTGGCGACCTTTACGACAGTCTTCGCGCCAAGGCGTCGGCATGATGGAGTTTCAGCCGCGCTACGCAGCTTGGCTTGCGTCTCTTGGCCTGCCGGTCAGCGGCTCCAGCTTAGCCGAAGTCCGCGCTCGCTTTGGGCTGCTCCGCAATATCGAGTTCATGATCTGGATACGACGCTGCCTGGCAACCGCGCCAAAAGGCACTCTCATCAATGGCAGCGTGGCCGATCACGACGCATTTACCGCCCATTGTTGGAAACAAGCGAGCGCCGACTGCCTCGCTGCCCACCCCGCCTGAAGGAGGACGAGAATGGCCTTGGCCGCTGAATTCTACGCTGGCACGAAGAATAAAGCTCCGGTGCTGGACATCGTGCGCATTGGCAATGGTCGGCGCGAACACGTCGAGACGGTTCCTGTCATCAATAAGCGAGAAGCCCGCGCTGTCGCGAACAGCATGGGCGCAACCCCTTGGAATTTCTGAATCTCCCCCTGTCCTGCCTCTTATCGGAGGCAGGGCGCGGATGAGATTCAGCATCACAGGAGCAGGTATGATGACTTCTAAGCACCTCACCGAAGCCGAGCGCAAGACGCTCAACGAAGCGATGGCAATCATCAACAAGCGCACGGCGCACCGTTCGTCCGCCCATATCTACTTCTCGCACTATTCGTGCGAGCGTGCACCTTCGCACGATCTGACGTTCTGGACGCCTGCTGGCAAGCAGCACAGTCTGACCCGTGGCGATACGTTCGCCGACAAGATTGAAGCTTACATCAGCGCTTGCAACCGTGAGGCCTACAACGAGACCATCGCCAAGGAAGAGCGCGCCAAGCAGTTGCGCAAGGAACTCGCTGAGTTGGAAGGCGGTGCCGCATGACCCGCTTCACCGACGCCCTTCGCAATGGCCGCGATAGCGTAACGCTGACCCGCCTTGAAGCCGTGACGATTGCTCTCGTTCTGGTGGCTCTGCCGCTTTGGATTGTGGCGGGAGGGTTGTGATGGATTTGCCAACCCCAGGCGAATGGGTCGCTGAGAAGTGGTCCGCAAAGGAAAGCCAAGTCGTCGCCCTGTGTGGTGAGAAACGAACCCTGATATGCGCGGGAGTTCTGCCCGCCGATGCCAAGGTTATTGTTCAGGCCAAGGGCGCCGCCGACGCCATCACCAAGCTTGAAGCCGAAAAGGCGGAACTGGTGAGCGTGCTGCGAGACGCTTGCGCTTGGATGGATAGCGCTTTGCCAGTCAGCGAGGAAAGCACTGACTTCTTGAATGAAGGTGGTTGGGATGACCTGCCCGCCATCGCCCAGAAGTGCGCTGACACCCTCGCCAAGCTGGAGGCAGGGCAATGAGCTACTCCGAGCTTTCCTATTTCGATGGCGCTGCTTTCCAGCACATCGCTGAGTTCCAAGAGCGCAAACGCCTCACCCGCATCAGGCAGCAGGCCTTTGAAGCCGTGCGCCGCAGAAAGGCATGACCATGCAACATCAGCCGCTTCTCAAGACGCTGGTCCCTTATCACGTGCCCGTCCAGGAATGGGTCAAGACCGCCAGCACCAAGGAACTGTTCTGGCTCCTCAATGAGCTTATCGAGCCGTCGACTGCCAGCCCCGTGCTGTACGGCGATGATGAGCGCGAAGGCTTCCTGGATGAGTTGGGTGCGCTGGGGTGCGACTGGCATCGCAATTTCTACCGCATTCAGCGGTCCACTGAACCCACCGCAGCCTGAGGGGAGAAACCCATGTTCATCAGCAAGAAGAAGCACGAAGCCGCCCTGGCCCTGATGGCTAAGGCGAATGTGGATTTGGAGCAGGGCGTTCGGGCGCTCGATGCGCTGGCCGCCAAGTACAAAAGCGAGCGGGACGCGGCGCGGATCGAGGCCGCAGCCAACGCTGACGACGCCGCGAAGTATCGGCGCAGCAAGGCGAATTTGAAGCAGTTCCGTGACCAGAAGGCGGAGATACGGGCGTGAGCGAGGCAATCGGGATGATGGAACTGCTCAGCTTGCTGGAGCGGGCGAGACCGGAAGCATCAGTTTATCTGGATTTTGGCGGCTATGCTCGACCAACAGATATTGATTCCTACCGTGGTTATTACGATCGCCCAGCGCTCGGTTTCGCGCTCGGAGGATATTCCGGCAACGACCATGGCACCGAGACAACGGTTTCCGACCTGATTGCAGAACTAAAGCGCGGCATGAGCCAGTCCTACGAAGGCTGGAAGGGCGGCACTTACAGATATGACGGGACCGAAGCGCTCTTTGTGGACAATCCAGGCGATAGCAGCGGCATAGCGGTCACAGGGGTGATCGACGGCGATTGGCGCGTGACGATCACAACGGCCTACCTTCCGGACGCTTACTAACCCATTCCCACGGCCCGGCGAAGTGCGCTGGGAGGACAGATTTCTCAAGGAGACAGCCGGACTCGCCCAATAAGCGCGGCTGATAATTCGATGAAGCACAACGTGGAGGCAAATGGCCTTGGTTGCCTGGCGCTTCTGATCATGTTCGCCCTGAGCATCTACGCGGTGCTTCATATTGCTGGAGTTACAGCATGACCGAATCCCAGAAAGGCCCGTTCTACACGCGGCGCCGTGACCGTGACTGGCCACCGTTTCAGCCCACCGAGAAGAAGCCCGGCGAATGGGAGCAGACCCGCGACGGCTTCGTGAGGAAATCAGCATGACCCCCGACATAATAGCGGCGCTCCAGTATGCGCGAAACCTTATAGGGCCAGACGAGATAATCGACGCAGCCCTCTCAACTTCGCCCGCAGGTCAGGAGGTGCGGGAGAGGATTATCGCGGCGATGGAAACAAAGATCGGCGGCATGTTCTCTGGAGCCATGCCAAGGGCAGTCGCGACGGAACTGGCCGATGCTGCACTCGCCGCCCTTTTCCCATCGGTAGAGCCTGCGGGCTACACGGTCCCAGGGTCCGTCTATGAGGCGGCGGTCAAGGGCAGGCAGGATTTCCGCGATGCCTATCGTGAGCAGCGCGACTTGCTCACGCCCGAAGAATGGGCCGTGGTGGAGCAACTAGGCATTCAGCAGGAACTGTCTGTCAGTGCGACACTGCGTCAGGCTGTGCGGCTGTATCAGGTCCATGTGGAGCGCATAAAAGCGGGCGAGACCGTCTCTTGGTCCGGTGACGCTCAGCGCGCCCGTGATTTCTCCGGGCCGTTGGCGGTAGAGCCTGCGGGCAATGGGCGGGAGGCGGTGGCTTGGCGCTGCTTTCACTGTGGTGAAACCTTCACTGATGCGCATCTGGCGAGGCTGCACTTCGGCAGGGATGAGACGAGCGAGGCTGCGTGCATCATTAAGGCGGGCGCGGAAGGCAGCTTGCTCAAAGCCCTTCGTGATGCGGAGGAACAGGCGGATGATGCAATCCAGCGGATGCACGACGAAAGCACCGACGCGGCGAAGGCGTTTCATCAACAGCGCTGTCGCCACAACCAAGCACTGATTGCTGCCGAAGAAGCGGGCTACGAAAAGGGCTTGGCTGATGGGGGCGCACTGGCCACCCCTCCCGCGCCTGCTTTGGATGGGGTGAGAGCGGCAGCAGATACGCTAAGAAAAGAGGCGTTTCTACTGCTCCAGAACAGCGAGGGTTGTGCGCTTAACCATTACGGCCACGACGCCGAGCTTTTCGGAATGCCCGGCTGGCTGGTTGATAGCCGGGCGCGCATCGAGGCTGCTGCCAAAGCCCTTTCCTCCCCATCGGAGGGGGAGAGCGCGCCTGCCAGCAGTGGGGTGGAGCGTGACTTCGCAACGTGGCTGAGGCGGTATGTTGGCAAGCAGGATGCAGGGACGATGCGGTTCAGCGTCGATGAGTTGCGTTTGGCGTTCACAGCCGGTCAAGCCGCCCCTCTACCGCATGATGCGGAGGGGGAGAGCGCGACGGTATCGCGGGAGGGGGAGTTGAGGGAGGTGTTGGAAACAATCGCCAATGCAGAATTTGTCGATGTCATGTGCGATCCCGGTTGGGCTATACGACTAGCCAAATCTGCCCTCTCCACCCCTGCAACCTCAACCGAGCCGGACACGCGGGCCGTGTGCGAGCAGTGCGGCAAGCTCGGCGCGTTCTTTTGCGATCATGTGGGCGCTTCTGCTACCTCAACCGAGCGGGGGCGGTGATGGGCTTCGCGCATATCAACCGGGTCACGGAACGCCCAACAACCGGGAAAACCCTTTACCTGGTCACGGCGTCTTGGCGAGGTGGTCATGACGCGCGCCTCATCACGCTTGAGAACTTCTTTCTCTCTGCAAAGGACGCGGAGGCAGACATGAAAAGACTGTCTGGCAATCCAAGAAACTATGCAGATTGGAAGGGCCCCTTCCTGCGTGTCTTTCAGGAGCTTTCGGCATGACCCACCCCACCGATACCGCGAAGAGCGATGAACTGAAGGCGTGCCCGACATGGCAAGATCGGGAAGAGGCAAACCGTATCAGGCTGGCCATGGAAGACGGCGATTGGGGCCTGCAGGCCGACGCACATGATTGGTCGGCTGACCACCCATTACTGCAAGCCATCGCCGCCTGGAACCGCCGTTCCTCCCCTCCCCAGAATGACGCGGGCGGGGTGATTGCCAGCCTGCGCAAGCGCTACCTTGCTGGCGCGCGAGACAGTTCTGGCGCGCGCAAGGATCGGACGCGGTGCAGCCATTATGTCCAGGTTCTCGACGAACTATCCGCCGCCATCCGCACCCCCCTCTCCGAACTACAGGCGTTGAGGCAGGAGTTTGAGGCGTGGTGGCGCAGCATGGACAGCGCGCCCCGCGACGGCAGGTACATTCTCGCGATAGTCGCACCGAACCGTGGCCGCCACCTTGAGCATCAGGCGGGCCGCATGTTCGCCATCCGCCACGAGGGCAAAACGGTGTCTGACTACGATCTGGGCTGGGCAGTCTATCCGGGGTTTGGCGGGGCCAGTGACCACGACTTTACCCACTGGATGCCGATCCCCTCTGCTCCCTCCGGGGAGGGCTGAGATCATGGCGGACCTATACCCAGCGCCCAAGAAATGCCCGAAGTGCGGGACAGGACACGCTGATACACCATGCAGCTATCCGTGCGTATGCCGGTGCCGAAACCGGGAATGCGACGCCCGACTTGATTGCCGTGGCGTCCGTGAACCGGCGATGGATCATCCAGCATATGGAAAAGAGCGTTCGACCGATCCGAGGAAGGAGTCGCGCCCATGACCGATAAAGCACCCGTGACGGTCGAGCAGGGGGACCGCTTCCTGTTGGTTAAGCGCGGCCTGTACTATCGGCCTGGCAATCGGGGGTACACCGGCATCAAGGATCGTGCTGGCCGGTACCCAGAGGGCGACGCCAGTCCGGAGGACGGCATCACCGCGATCCATGAGGACGATGCGCCGGAATATTCCCAAGCCTGCTTTGCCGACCTTAAGGAAAAGCACATGCTCGGCAAGATCGCCGCGCTTGAAGAGGAGATAAAGCGGCTGAGGGAGGCGCTGGACGATCTCCAGCAGGCGGAGGCCGAATATCGCCTGATGCATGATCGCTATGGTGACGGCAGCCGGGCAGCAGGCCGGGCTTGGGATTTGATGCGCCGCTCCGGTGACAAAGCCCGCACAGCACTTGAAGGGAGCGGATCATGAGGATGGTGGAGAAGGTAGACCTTCTGCCGTTCGCGAACCCGGAAGACGAGGAGTGGCGCGGCACGAAAGCGCAGCGAGAAGCCTTGCGGCAGAAGTTTGGCGGGAAGTGCGCATATTGTGGCGGCGATCTGGGGAAGGCCATGCATGCCGATCATATGGAGCCGGTCATTCGGGTGCGACCGTCGCAATGGAACGATCTCGACACGGTGAAACTGTTGAAGCCGGAGCGCAACACAGTCGGCAATATGATGCCCGCCTGCGCGCCCTGCAATCTGCACAAGGGTGGCTACAAGCTGGAGCAGTGGCGGACCTATCTCCAGCGGTCGGCAGAGATCGTTCGCAGGCAAACATCCACGTTTAGGGCTGGAGAGCGGTTTGGCATCATCAACGTGAGAGAAGAGCCGATCGTGTTTCATTTCGAACGTGTCGCAGCACTGGATGGGGAGGGGTAGGGTGAACGTTCCTGCGCGCTTCAAGCAATCGGACGTTACCCGCGTCATGAAGAGTGCGCAGGCGGCCGGCATTCGTCATTTTCAGGTGGTCATAGACCCGCTGGGGAATATCGTCTTCTCGACCCTGAAAGACGCCCCAGCAAAGATGAACAGCATGGATAAGCTACTCGGACGATGAGGAAGAAACGGCGGCGCAGATATAATGCGCACCTCCCGGAATTTGTGTCACCGCTCACTGATCGGCACGGCAAGGTGCGGTTGCGCTATCGCCGCAAGGGCTACAAATCGCACTATTTCAAGGCGGAGATAGGCACCCCCGAATTCCTAGAGGAATTGCGCCTATGCAATGAAGGCGCGGTTCAGCCCGGAGAGGATAGAACGATCCCCGGAACCATCGCAGCGCTGATCGCGAGCTATGTTTCCGTGCCGTCCCGCCTTGGCCCCACTGAGATGACGCAGCGGAAGATCAGAAATATCCTCGACAAGTTCCGTGAGGAATATGGCGCGGCTTACGTTCGCGATATTCGCTTCGATCATATTGAGGAGATTCTGGAGAAGAAGCTGGAGCGTCGCCAGGTTGGCAAGCGTCTGGAGGGCGGTCCAGAGGCGGCAAAGAAGCTGCGCAAGGAACTGGTCCGGCTGTTCGATTTCGCGATCAAGATGAAGATCGTTTCGGAAAATCCGGCTTCGCAGGCAGAGCGGGTCAAGGCCAAGGCTGGAACCTTCCATACCTGGACCGAAGAGGAGATCGCCCAATATCGTGCCCATCACGATCTTGGCACAAAGGCTCGCCTGGCCTTGGAATTGATCCTGTGGACCGCGCAGCGCAAGGGCGACGCCTTTCTCCTTGGCCCCGCCGACCTGGAGAACGACCGATTCGGCATCACACAGGGCAAGACGGGCAAGGCAATGCGCCTGAGCATGGCTCCGCAGCTAAGGGCGGCTATCGACGCAATGCCGCCAGAGAAAGGCGATGGTCCCTATCTGCGCACCAGCTACGGCAAGGCTTTCCAATCCGCCGCGTCATTCGGCAACTGGTTTCGAAAGCAGTGCAACGATGCTGGCCTTCCGAAACGATGTTCCGCGCACGGACTTCGAAAGGCGATGATGCGGCGCGGGGCAGAGCGCGGGCTGAGCCAGCAGCAGCTAAAATCCATGTCCGGGCACAGCCGCGACGAAGAGGTCAGGGTCTACACGCAGGCGGCAAACCAAGAGGTCATGAATGCCGAAGCGGTCGCAATTATCGCAGAGTGGGAAAGCCTAACCCTTGCGTCTAACCGGGTTTCTGATAAGCTGAAACCCACAGAAAACGGGGAAAAACCATGA